CGATATCTTGGGAACCTTACTACAGAGTAGTAAATAAACCCTTGTTTTCTTCTTGTCGGCCGACCGGCAAACGAGAAGATTATGATCGGTTTGTAAGCTTCCTTACCACCCGATCTATAAAATCCGGCTAGGTCCTTCTTTCAAAGGAGATTCTAGCTCGGAGATTAAGATTATTTTTTGGTGTTTCTGAAGCACTCTACTTAGAGAGCCTCCGATGGCCTGTCCCGTAAGGGAAAGTCCGATCGGTCTCTAAGGAGCTATCAGTGACTTTTTAGTCTGGCGTCCCTCCATGACGGAGGAACAGCGCAATCCATTCGGGGAACCAAGCAACAAGCACTATTATTCGCTTCTCTCTCATAGAGAAGCACTACATAGGAGAGTAAGGAGACTGCGGCAGAATGCCGTCGACCTCCCCAGTTTCTTATGAGTGAGTGAATAACTGTGGACTACTGCTCTTGGCCAATCTAATAATTAAAGGTACATATGAAAAAGAAGGAAATTTATTTCCATTCCATTCGTAATGCTTTCAAAGATTATATTGTTTCTGAACGGATGATTTCACTGGGGAACTCTTTCGAGTTACCAGCACTCTTCAAGGTCTACGGTTGGCGATTACTCGCCTCCTGTTTTCCTCAGAGAGTGAAGTTCACTAATCGCCTGGCACAATTAAATATGATTGCTGGGTACTTGCGTCAGATGGTAAAACATCATGGCGCTCGTGCAACAGTGCTTTATTTAAAGGCTTGCCAGTTGGCTGTGCAGAAGAAGATAGCGAAGGATCGAATCCAATCTTTGAGAGATTTGGATCCGACCCTTCCGCTACCGCGTTTAACTCGAGGTGGCCTACCACGGATAATTCCGTTGGCAGACCGTCGAGCGATTGCACAGGGATCAGTATCGGTGACACGCTGATGATTAACTATCTTCAGCGTTTACCGGGTTATACAGATCCCAGGTGTTCTAAAATTAAACACGATAACGGACGAGTTCTCAGGGAATCTTGATGCACTGGAGGTTGTCGGGAAGGAGCTGGGCGCTATTGCGCTAAGCAACTTTTCGAAATTTTCTAGTGTTAAAAAACCTGTGAACTTGTTACTATTGGAGACTGCGTCTCCGGGCTTTAAGACGTCTTGAGCTGGTTTTCACGAGATGGCTATCCTCCTACAGGATAGTGGTCTCTCGAAACCGCTTAAAACGATAGCTTCTTATTTCGGGAATCGGGACTTTATTGACCTCTTTGAGGCTAATATCGAACTGAGAGACGCGATCAGAGCTTCCGGTGTTCCGGAAGGGATCTGGCCCTACCCTAATCCGTCTACTAAGACTGGATTGGTGGGGTTAGGTCAGCTATCGATCAAGGAGGAAGCTGCAGGGAAAGTACGCGTTTTTGCGCTAGTGGATATATGGACCCAATCTGTATTGAAGCCAGTGCATCAGACACTATTTTCCTATCTGAAGTCCTTACCCAATGACGGGACTTTTGACCAACATGCATCGGTAAAACGATGCTTTGAGAAGTCAGAAGTTGCACAGTCATCGTTTGGATATGATCTTAGTGCAGCTACCGATCGTCTGCCAATCTCTCTACAAGTTGCTGTTCTTTCTGCCCTCTTTGGGACGGAAATAGCAGCGGCCTGGAAGGAGCTACTGGTTGACCGGGACTACGTCCTTACGGATAAGAAGTATGGATCTCATACGGTGCGGTACTCTGTGGGGCAACCCATGGGGGCCTTGTCGTCTTGAGCTATGCTTGCGGTTACGCATCATTTTTTGGTTCAGTTAGCAGCCCGTCGGGCAGGACAAACTCGTCCTGGTCACTGGTATGAAAACTATGAGCTATTAGGTGATGACATTAACATTTTTAATGGTGAAGTCGCGCTCCAATATCTCCAGATTATGGAGTCCATTGGGGTCGGAATCACACTGTCAAAAAGTGTCGTGGCCAAAACTGCAGCTTTCGAATTCGCGAAAGTTACGGGTCTTAGAGGTAAGAACGTATCGGCTATCTCCTGAAAGATGTTTATCAGTCAGAATACTATGATGGGTCGTGTTAATATTGCTTTTTCTTTAATTAGAAAAGGTATTATTGACCAACATCCGGTACGATGATTGGAAAACATTATGGCGAAATCATCTTCTGAGAAGGGTCACAGTTTTTCACTGGTGGCCCTCCTTAGTATGTTTTCGTCATCTGGGCTTCTGCCTGTAAAGGATCTGATCCGGAGCCTCCTAAACAAGGAAGCTCCTTCTAAACTGCTTTACAAGAATGTTTTGTCAGATGTGCGTCTAGCATATTTGAGAAATATACTTGCCAAGTTGGTGAATGGTCAGCCATTAACATTGGATAATTCGAAGAGAATTAATTCTCTTTGAATTATGGATGAGACATGGTTAAAGTCCGTTTTCTCAAAACCGATTTCAGTATTCCTGAAGTCGTATAAGGATCATGGATGAACTTTACAAGTAGCTGCGGCAATGACCCAATATGTTATCCCGCATCCTGAAACAGAAGAGGCTGTTCGTCATTATCTAATGATGGACGAGTCTTCTAGAGTACGGAATGCGATCAATGACATATATCGTCTTCTAGTTCTGGTGTTGCGAGTTCATTCTCGACACCTCCTAGCGGAGCTAGCCTTAACTGAGAAATCAGATAATATTAGCTCTGTTCTTAGAATGCTGCTAACGCATGCCGAAGCAAGAGTTCAGATGGGCTACACCTGAGAACTTGCGCGGAGTCAGACGCTCGATTACTGGATTGAAAAGTCTAGTAGTCTTGAGCGATTCTATGAAATGACGAAATTGGTAGACAGAGCACAAGCGAAAGCAGGTAAACCTGCGGACGCGACTGTTCGAAAAGACACACCGTTAAAGG